GGTAACTTTGGTGCATCATTCCTTGGTGATGCTACAGGTGAAAAAGAAACAAATGCTCAAAAGTTAAATTCTAAATCTGGTGGAATGCCTGCCAACGTTACAAAAAGTCAGGGAGCATTATCAAAACTTAATCCTAAGATGCGTGAAAAAGTACAGGCCATGTTGGCAGCAAACCCCAAACTTTATATTGGTGGCGGTGTTCGTTCTACAGCACAACAAAAAGCAATGTTTATGGATAGGTACCAACCTACAGAAGAAAAAACAGATGTCTTTTGGAAAGGGCAATACTGGAAACGTATTAAAGGTGCAGCCGCAGCCCCTCCAGGAATGTCTATGCATGAGATTGGTCTTGCCGCAGACATGGCCCCCGCATCGGAACATGGGTGGGTAAAAGACAACGCACACCGCTTTGGTCTTCGGTCATTCTTTGATGTTAATGATGAGCCTTGGCACGTACAGCCCGCTGAGTTGCCCGCATCTCGTATGCAATACGAAAAGAGTGGAGCCCCTTGGGGGCACAATGGTCAAGTAGCAGAGCCTACTGACCTTAAAGCAACTATCAATAATCTTTTAGGCATGGAACACCAATCTGTTAGCAGTATGAGTGGTCAAGGTGCTGCTTCTAAAGTAAACATGAAGATTCAAGATTTTGCAGGATTAAGTATTAACGATGCAATTGATGCAATGGGTCCTCAAGGTGCAGGTGGAGGCGGAGGTTCAGGTGGTTCTACAGGTAACGTTCGGACATCTTCTGTAAATAACTCTAGTAATCCTGGAAGCAGTAGTAAGGGCTCAGGACCTTTAAGTGGTCGTCAAGTAGCAGCCATTATGTACAAAGCAGGCTTTAGAGGGAAACGTCTAGTAGAAGCAGTTGCTATTGCTCAACGGGAATCTCGGTTTAATCCTAATTCTTTTGCTAACGATAGTGATGACCTTTCATATGGTTTAATGCAAATCAATATGAAGGGGAACATGGGTCCAGGTCGTAGAAAAACCTACAACCTTAAAAAGAACGAAGATTTATTTAATCCTGATACCAACGCACAAGTTGCTTGGAAGTTGTCTGGACATGGCAACAACTGGGACCATTGGAAATTAAATGGTGACCCATTAGCCAAAACTAACGTTCCGCAAGCCGCTAAATATGTTAAACAAGCGGGGTATGCCACATCAGGTGACCCTAAACAAGGTGACCCTGTTACGGGCATGGGCATGGGTGGTGCTTCTGGTAGAAGTTTAAGTGGTGCATCAAATAGCCAACAGCAGCAAATACTTAGAGCGTTAACGGTAAACTCTTACAAAACTCCTAAAAGTTTACCAAAAGCAACAGTAAATACAGGTTCAACATATGCTGAGTATTTACATAATGCCTCTAAACCACAATTTGGTAACTTAACTCAAAATAATGGGGGTTCTTATAGTGTTACAGTATCTCCAACAATACATTTGCATGGTGGAAACAATACGGCTATGGACGCTCAAAAAATAAGTAGAGAAATTGCTATGCACGTAGAACGACAAATGCGCTTAACATTACAGAGAGGCCGATAATGGCAGACAATATTCGTCAAGGGTATTCAACAGACCAATTTGCAAACTTTAATGATTATGAATCAGGTGACCCTCAAGCAGATGGGCAAGACAACCCCCCATTTGCGTACCCTGGAAGTCGTATTCCCAATGTCTATGACCGTGCGGGTGGACTTACAACCAACAAATACCTTACCGATACCCGTGTCCAACGTGGCTTTATTCGTGGTATTTTTCCAGAAATTTTAGAAAAAGCAGCAGAAATTGATAAATCATATAAAACAGCAAAAAGTGCAATACCTACACGGCGTTGTTTTTTTCAATTTAACCCTGCTCTTATTTTACGTTCTGTAGAAGCAAGCACAACTGTTCTCAACCCACTACTTCAACCTGCAACAGAACTACTGCAACCTATTCCAGGGCAGGCTGCTTTTGAGTTTCAACTTCTTTTTAACAGAGAACGTGAAGTATCAAACCATCGTATGTCTGATGGACAAGGTAGAAACCCAACCATGTCCGAAGTTAGCACATTTGATAAAAAACTAAGTGATTATGGTGTTACGGGCACAAACCCATATAAACCTGAACACGTAGCAGAGTTAGGTGTTTTAGCAGACTTGTATATCCTGGATTCAATTATTGGTCAATCTATTACGCAAGATTCTATTACTACTTTAACTTCTTACTGGGACATTCAAAAAAGAAACAGAGTAGCAACTTCATCTACAGTTGAAAATCAAGATGGAAGCAAAACAACAACAACCAATAATGCAGATGGGTCTGTAGATGTAACAATAGTAAAGAAAGGTGAAACAACTGGAACAACAGAACGAACAGTCAACCCTGATGCTTTTGGAGCAACAAACTTTACTTCAGATGAAACTAAAAAGAAACTTGAAAGTGTTCTTGGTAACTCCGCATTTTTAAGCCCTTTACCTATTCGTATTGTTTTTTCATCTTTGTTTATGGTTGAAGGTTTTGTAACTTCTTCTGCTGTTGCCTTTCACAAATTTAGTAACACAATGGTACCAACTGTATGTAGCGTCACTTTAAACGTACAAGCACTTTACTTAGGGTTTGCTAAAAAAGATTCGTATGTATCAAAACAACTTGCAACACAACTACAAGCAAGTGCAGACCTTAAAAAAGATGAAGATAAAGCAAGAGCAACTGCAAAAAAAGGTTTAGAGGATGGTTTAAAAGTTAACCTTACACATATTAAACCTCGTAACAGCACAGACACCGACACTCTTAATACATGGTGGAGTAATGGTAAACCCAATAACTGGACCTTTGGAGGAAAGGAAATTGGACCTCGTTTTGACTCTGGCAGTCGTCCAGGATTAAAAGTTTACATAACTGAAAGTCTTAGAAAATTAGTAGAGTCAAATGCAGTTCAAGATATAAAAATTGATAAAATTGAATTACTTTTTATAAGAAAAAGCAACCTTCCTAAAGGATATGAAGATGTCCGAAAACTTCAAAACTACATAGAAAAACATGACAACTATCCTGGGGTGACACGGGGGTCAAAACAAGTAGGTATTGCTAGAATAGAAATAAATGGCATTAGAGAACAAAGCCAAAATACTGCACCTAATGGTGTTAATGGAATACCTTTAAACGAATTTATTGAGCCTGCTGTAATTCAAAATACAGGAATTGGTGGTAAAAATGCAAAATATCAACCATTCAGAACACTTTGGCAATCATCTGCTTTAGTTGCTAGTGGACCAACTATTGAGCATTTTGGAACCTCAAATATAATGATTGTGATGATTGTTAAAATGTCTTGTAATTACGCTTCTGGAAATTTAGATACCCATAATGATAGTGAACGTGTTCGTGCAGTAAAATCAGTTATTTTAAATAACGTAAACCCTACTACTACCGAGTTTCTTGTTGCTAACCGCAAAGAACCAACACAAAGTGGGTTGTGGGTATGATTATCAATGGTTCTCGTTATGCTCAATCCGTAGTTACTTATGAAAACCAAGCAACACAAATTGCTGTGCAAAGTACTACGTATAACCCACAAGTAATAACAACTATTACAACTAAATCAGGTGATACTTTTCAAAAGATTGCCTCTCACATTTTAGGTGATTCTACGCAGTATTGGAAAATTGCAAAGTTAAACCCTTTTATTAAGTTTCCTGATGCAATTCCAACAGGTTCTATTATACGTATTCCATTGTCATGATTTTTAAAACTGCTTCTCCTACCTCTCCTGATGTGTCAATTACAATTGATAATGTTCCAACTAATTATTTGTCATTACAACGCATTTCTATTGAGGAAAAAGAAAATAACCATAATCTTGTAATTCTTGATTTTTCAGGATTAGCACCTAATACTCTTTTTGACTTTATTGATAAACCTATCAATATTAATATATCGTTTTCTTCATTAGGTGGTGTTGACTTTTATGGTTACATTGGCTTTTTAGAACCACATTCTGAAACAAACAATGGACTTGTTAATCAAAGTGCTTTTCAAATTACTCGGATGTATTGTTTTGGAACCAGTTACATAATGAAATCAAAAAAATCAAAGGCTTGGGAAAACGTAACTATTTCAGACATTGCAAAAACTATTGCTGATACTTATAAGTTTTCAGTGTCTGTGCCTAAAGACCCCTATAGGTTTCCTAGGTTGGTTCAATCTTCTAAATCAGATTGGGAATTTCTTAAAGAAACTTGTAATACTTTGGGGTATTCACTTAACGCACGAGGCACACACCTTCACATCTGGGACCCCTTTCAAGCAATGAACCACCGAATTTCTTACGCTGTGCTTAAAACAATTGCAGGTTTAAACGGAAACGTTTCTCCTAACGTTGGACAAGTCCTCAACTTTGATGCAACTATTGGAAATGTTTCAACTACTGGTGAACGCACCCCAGAGACACTCCACATATTAGATAAAAACAATGTAGTACTTTCTGTAGGTGGAGATTTAAATAAAGAAACATCTGGATTAGGAACACCCTTAGAATCTCCTTTTACAGACACTCTTTCTAAAAACGCTGATAGTTACGAGATGGCTAACAAATTTGTTATGGGTTCTTTGCGCAACAAGTTTTCCATGAGTGCCACTGTGCAAGTAACAGGTAACCCAACTATCAAACCAGGTGGCATTGTACGGTTGGATAAGTACAACACAAGTTTTGATGGCTTTTGGTATGTTTGCAGTGCTCGTCACGAAATTACCCACTCTCAACTTGTCACCACTCTAGACATAGTTAAAGACAGTATTGGGGATGCAACGTACACTACAGAAGTCACAGAAGATTATGTAACTCCTCCAGTTCCTTCGCTAATTAACAACCGTTGGGTATCTTCTACCAACTACGTAAATACCTATTAAGGATACATATGAAAGCAATATCAATTCCCTTTAATTTTTCAAATGGTTCTGTAGTAACTACTACAAAACAAACGACAATAACAGAGCAGCATATTGTAGACGTACTCATGACCTCTCCTGGAGAACGGGCAATTAACGTGGGGTATGGCGCAGATATTAAATCCCTGTTGTACGAACCATTAGACACCCTTGTTTTTGATGATTTTAAATTAGATGCTTTAGACAAAATAAACAAAGCACTAGCATCTGGTAATGTTGTAAATATCACAACTTCTTATCCTGATTCCCCCCAAATGCCCTTTCCTGAAGATTCCACTCTTTATGTAACTGTCCAATATTCCCTACCTTTTGAAGGTTCTAGGGGATTTACTTTTAACGTAAACACAACTATTTAGTAGGTTATAACTATGCCAACATTTGACTACACAAGCCGTGATTACTACGGCATCCGAGAAGACTTACTAACACGTGCTGCGACACTTCCAATTGGTAACGATTGGGACACACGTTCTCCCGCCGACTTTGGTGTAATGCTTGTAGACCTTTGGGCTTACATGGGCGATGTTTTACATTTTTATGTAGACCGAGCCGCCGCCGAAACATACTTAAACACAGCCACACAACGGGATTCAGTTTTAGCATTGGCTAACTTATTGGACTACACACCGTTAGCCATTAACTCCGCACGAGCAACTATTACATTAGGAAAATCAACTGGGTTTGTTAATGGCACTGTTATTCCTGAAGGAACTAGTTTTATAGCACCTTCCCGAAACGCCACAGAAAACACTGTTTATTTTACTAGTACAGCATCTGCAAGTATGTCAGCGTCTGCTGCTACGGTGGCTGTAGAAGTACTTGAAGGAACATTAATTACTTCTGAAGAAATTATAAACTCAATTGTTTCTAACGGTAACAAAAGTAATGGGTTACCTAGCCAACGTTTTATTTTACGAAACGTAAATGTTGTTCCTTCCAGTGTATCTATTTATGTTTATGAAGGACCCGTAGTTTCAGGAACACCTACTGCTGTAGAATATTTGTACGTTGAAAGTATAAATGACTACAACCCCTCTGACCGAGTGTTCACTGTGGAAATAGCCGCCGATGGAATTGTGCAAGTTATTTTTGGTAATGGTACTACTGGAAAAATACCATCAACAAATGCTTCAATTACCGCTGATTATTTAAAGTCATCAGGTTCATCTGGAAACATTGCACAAAATAGAATTACTGCTTTTGCAAATAACACACCTACAGGGGTTGTCATTACTGGTTCTAGTTCGGCTACAGGTGGCTTTGATGAAGAATCAATTAGTTCATTAAAAGCAAACGTTCCATTATTGTTTAGAACTCAAGATAGAGCAGTTTCTTTACAAGACTTTAAAGACCTTATCTTGCGTATTCCAGGAGTAGTAAAAGGCACCGCAAGTAACTCTGGAAGCAACGTCACTCTTTACCCAATTCCTTACCAAGATGATTATTTAAATACTGCATTTGGTTCTTCAATTGCAATTGATTCAACAATTGCAGCGGACACTCTTGCATACTTTGCTCCCCGTACAATGGTTGGAGCAAGCGTAGGTGTTGCTACTTCTATTAGCCTTGTAGATGTACACATTCAAGCAACTCTCTATATTAAAGATGGATATGTACAACGCTGGGTTATTAACGCTGTAGAAGAAGCCTTTAACGAGTTTTTAAGTTTTGATGCTGTGTCCTTTAACCAAACACTTTCAGTGGGGCAGTTCTACAGAGCAGCAACAGCCATTGATGGTGTGGATTATATTTACATTAGTGTGTTTAATACTACGTCTTCAGGACTT